AGAACCGTTAGTTCCATCTTTCCAAATAGTAGCAGATTCGATAATTTCAGTAACACCCACAACAAACGTAGTTGCAAACAACTTAGCTGTTAAGATAATACCCACAGTACCTTGAGCACTAGCTACTACAATTGAAGTTGGATCTGCGTTAATAGCTGCAATTAAAGCGGCATTCAACGTAGCTGCTGTACTAGCAGCAGTAACTTCAGCGTAATATCGTTTAGTCAAATTAACACGATAATCAGCAGTTGTAGTATCAGTGATAACTAGTTCAGCAACTGTACCAGGTACCAAAGTGGTAGGGTAGTTCATATCACCGTTGGTGGTAGAACTTTCTCCTACAACTACTACTTGTTTTACAGCAGCAACGTAACCTTGCTTAGTAGCGTTATACGCTTCACGATCAATAGGCGCACTTAAACGAACACCGTTACCGTCGTTAATCGCAATACGAAATTGACTAACATTTTTAAGACTTGCAGCTGTAGTAGCTGCTAAAATGATACTACCATTATCAGCAAAAAGAGCAATACCGCCAACGACGAGATCATCAATTTCACCTAAATTTGCAATAGTACCACCTCCTTGCTTAGCTCCGTAAAGTACATCACGTGCTACAAACAATTCAACAGGATACATATATTATATGTTTATTCAGTTATTAAAAAATTTTCAGTTAAAATAGGAGTGTTACCAGCAGAAATTCTACCAGCAACACTCGCTACAGCAGCATCTACAATCTGTCTACAAATATTGTAACGTTGACCAGTTCTACTTCCTAATTCGCAATCTATACTTAAAGAATTACTCATTAATCTAGGAGATTTAACATAAGTTATATTAACACTACTAACGCTAAAATTTGAATAGTAAACCTTAATTATACCATCTTCTATTACACACACTGGCGAATCAGGTCTAGTTCTACTAAAATAATTACCTAATAGACGATGAAGAAACTCATGATTAAGTAACCTTGCATCAACCTCTTTACTATCATTAGCAACTTGTGCTTTATTAATAGTAGTAGCTGAAAAAGTAAAGGTTGTCGTAAACGTATTACCAGTACTATTAGTACTAGTAATGGTGATAGTTATATTATCATAATAACCAACAACAGCAGTTTTATTAGGGGTGTGAAAATCCCCAATAGATTCCCAAGCAGCTATAAGCTGACCTGGTTTATAACTACTTAGTTTATTTATAACTAAAGCCGTTAAAAAAGGAATTTCACTTTGTCCTAAAACTTTTGTTGTATAATCGGCTTTATCAAACAATAAAAAACTATCACCATTAGTACTAATTGTAAGTTGATAAGTAGCTACAGATGTTTGAGTTGAATTAATTAAATTAATTCCTAAACTTGATAATGATTGTTCTACAATAACTTTAGGAGAACAAGACACTACAGGTCTTTCACTAACTAGTTTAAAATAATTACTAGGAAGAAATGCACTTACATACCCCACATTCTCTATTACTGGGAGAGAGGTTGTAGTTATTAAACTTTCAATATCGTCATAACGTTTTTGAGTACTTTCAAATCCTTCTTGTTTTCTATTACTTTTAGGATCAGAACGATACTCAATAAACTTAAACATATGTTCATTTAATACCCAATCAATTTCTTCTTTAGTAAAATCACCAAAAGTATAAGCATACACTTCTTGCAGTTTTAACTGAAAGTCGATGTGCATTTCTTGTATAGTCATTACCTACTAATTTTAAGTGAGTTTTGTAGTTCAGCTTTAGTTACACTATTACCAGCTTGGTTAAGCCATCCGATAGCTTCTGAAAAACTATTACCAATAACTTCATCTTTATACATAATCATTTGACTATTCAAAGGTCGACGCAGTAAAGCCGCATTAATACATCGTTGAATAAAAGCTTTATCTTGTAAATTTTCATCATTAGCAAACTCTAAAAACTTAGCAGGTTCGCTATCTTGAAGTTCAGCAAGCATTAACTTTTTATCTCCATCATTAAGAGGCAATTCTTTATTAAACATAATAATAATAGATTCAGCACGTTGAGGTGTTTTATCTAGTTTTAGACGAGCAATAAAGGCAGCATCGGTAAGTTGTTGTTTAGTTAATTTCAGTTTAACATCTTCTTCTTTAGTCCAAAGATAAAAACGAATTTTAGGAGATTTATTAACATCTTCTACCGTATTAGCAACATCCCCGTAAATTAAACAATACTTATAAAGTATGTAATGCACAGCATTAGCTGGAGTTCCAACATGACCTTCATGTTCAATAACTAAATTACAATTTAGTTCTAATCCTTCTAAAGGAACAGGAACAGAAATATCATGCCAATAATTATTTAAATATTTATCCCAATCTTGGTGAGTAGGCGCAATACCTAAAATAATAGGAAACCACGCTTTTTCTTCTTCACGCGTTAAAGCTCGACGGCCAAGCGGTAAAGTACTACCATGACCAGCAAAAGCTCCTCCAATCTTTTGAATATAAAATTCAGCTGTATTACCAAGGGTGTTTATTTCAGGAAGTACAGTTGTTGTTCGTTTAGGTTTAATTGTAACAGATTTACGAACAGTATATGGGAAGTTATTAAACTCTGGTATTGTAACTGGTGAAGCAGTGGCGGCACCTTCAGATGGTTTATCGCCACTGCTTACTGTATCATTAATTGTAGACATATTGTTAATCTTTATTTTATATTAATTTATAGATTATTTAGTTACTTACCCAATAGAAGGAAGCAAAGAAAAACTATGAGTATCACGCATCATTTGAATACCAGCGGTACAAAGATAGTGAACACTAGTTTCATCTTGTTCAGTTGCTAAGTTTAAATAACCAGATTTTTGCATTCCTTTAAAGTCACCATAAGTAGATTCATTCAAGATAGTCATACCTTGTTGAATACCACGAACTTCCATACGACCTTTTTGATAGACCATTTGTACGTTAGGTACACCGTCATAACGAGATTGATCAATGAAATACATTTCGTAACTAGAAATAGGCAAACCACTTACAGGATGAATACCACTTGCATCAGCATAACCACCCAAGTTCAACATGGGAAGAGTTTTGATAGTAACAAAGTGACCATCAATATGCTTATAAGAAGTAAAGTAACCACCAAGTTGTAAGTTACCACCTGCACTACGTACAAATTTATCACCTACACCTTCAGCTACCAGTTTAAAGATATTGCTATCTTTGAAAGCTGCGTCAAATTCATCCTTGCCGCCAGTACCAGTATACAGGATAATATCCATAGCTCCGGTATCAGGAGCACCACGGAATACATCACTAATAATGCTACGAACTTTCTTCTCCGTAAGGGTAGAATAAGTATCACTATTAACAATCTGCTGAAGCAAACCAGCACCCGTAGGAATAATTTGATTTAAACGGCTATCACGTAAAGGGTTACTACCGTCAGCATTACGTGAATAACGTGATACCCACAATTGCTCTTCCTTATACTGGCGCCAGTTCAACATATGCTGAAAGTTTTCCCAATCAATATAAAGGCTACTGGATTTACCACCACCGTTATACAATTGAAACTCTACAGTTTTGTTAGCAATATTACCAGCATAATGATAAGATTCACGCAAAATACCAATTTGGTTTTTACGTTTACCGGGATTCTGTACAGGATTACTATTACCAATAGACCGGCTTTCAGTAACAGTACTACCACCTACGCGAGCCCAAACAGCGCCAGGTTCAAAGTCACTATCAGGTAGAGTAAAATCAGCATTAGGTTCAAAGTGATTCAATTCATACCGATAACCTCCACTAACTTTAATAGGTTCAGCAGATACACGAACTTGTGTACCACTACGACTACGGAGTGAAGATTGGAAAGGAAACCAAGCACTAGGAAATACTACAAAAATAGGAGTAAAGTTAACTCCTTTTGCAACTCCAGCAGGGCCATCATAACGAACAAGACGTTCGCTACGCTTAGGTTTAGTAATTACAGGATACTCGTATTGAATATCATTAATTGCATTCTCCTTAGTTCCGCCCATCTGACCTTCAGTTAATGAAAGCAGAGGAAAATTAGAACTCCAACCACCCATAAGAGCAGTAATAACAGGAGTTAGTTGATCAGGTTTAGACATCAAAGCTCGATCAAGTCGATTTTGATCACTAATACCACTTGCATCAAAAGTCTCATTATGGACTACAATGCGAGATTGAAAATCAGACATACGTTTAAGTTTAATTTTAAAATAAAAAAATCAATTATGCTAAATTACCAAGAGTGTAGTCACCTCCTTCGGCACCAGAACTTTTAATAACTTTACGTGAACCTGCTGTAGGAGTAAGAACAGCTTTACGTTTACGCAAATCATTAACTTGTTTTTGATTGACTTTAAGACTAACTAAATCTTCTAAAGATAAATCTTTATATAAAAGATAATCAATCATAAGTTTCTTATCAGTAGGTAGTTCATTGTATTTTTTAGAAACTCCAACTACACCATCTTTATTAGGTACAGCAATAAACTTTAAGAAATCATTCTTATCCTTTTCAGGAATAGTAATATCTCCAAGATTACCTGTATTAATTGTTTGTTTAACACCATCCCAATACTGAGCTGTATTAGCTTCTTTTACGCGAATAGCTTCTTGATTAGCAGCTTTACGAGCATTCTCAGTAGTAATCTGGTGTTGTTTTAATCTTTCTAAAGCAGATTTAGATTTTTCTTCTAATTTACCAGAATCTTCAAATAACTTAATAGCTTCTTCTGCATCTTCTGCAGTAAGATTGCCAACGTTGGTATAATAATTTCTAATTAAATTACGTTGTGTTCCAACATCATCTTTACTAAAAGTCATTTTAGTATAATCGGTAGTTTCTACTTTACTTTTAAAAAAGTCTTCAGGACTTTTTCCTGCTTTAAGGTGATTAACAATTTCTTCAACAATAGGAAAGGTAGTAAGAAGTTTAGTTTCATACTCATCAATCATACGTTCACCAATAGTAGTTGCTAATGCAAATACACCGTCTGGCGTATTTTCAAACTCCATAGGATTACCATCCTCATCGACTAGGTCATAACCTTTTTCTTTAGCTATATTAAGAACAGGACTAAGATTGTCTTCTTTCCCAGTAAAAGAAATGGTTCCCTCTGCGTCAACTTCATACTCTCCTTTTTTAGCTACAACTTTACCATCTTTATCTAAAAGATCACCAGCAGTATTTTGAGAATATTCTTCAACAATCTCTTCTTCTGCAGGATCAGCTTTAGTATCAGTAACAACAGTTTCTACAGGTTTAGTGTCTGTAGTAATTGGCGTTGTAGATTCACCGTCTGGATTAGCTTTAGTATCTTTATTATCCAGTTGTGAAGGGGGAGTACCTCCGGCACTAAAAACATTACCAATAGTGATGTTTCCAAAATCAGCATTACCTTCATTCCCTACGTTAGTATCCGTTTCTGTGGGCATAATTAAATTAATTTAGTGTTACAATAATAAGGATAACTTTTAGTTATCATGTTTATTTTTATTTTCTTTTGCTACTGCTAACGATGTATTGACCTTTTGCCGCGCTAAGTCTTCCTTAGCTAAAGACGCTCTTTTTTGTTCTTGTAGTTGTTCTCTAGCTAATTGTCTTTGGTAAGCTCTTGCCATTATTTCATCAGATTCTGGTATACCGTCACCGTCAGCATCTCCAGCTGCAGCATTAAAACTATCAGCTGTAATTTTTGCCACTTCAATTCGACTATCTGCTGCAATATTTGCAATATCAAGTTTAACTTGATTAGAATCAGCTGTCATTTTGTTAGCGCTATCAGCAATATAACGTTGAGTTTCATTTTGTTGTTCTTGCTGATCTGCCACTAACTTCTGTTGTATTTGTTCTCCTTTTTCCATCAACTCTTCAATCTTAGCTAAATTATTACTTTTAATAACTTTAGTAACAATACTACCAGGAGTACCATTCTGAGCCATAGGTTGAAGTAATACATTTTTTAAGAATTGAACGTTATCATATTCTTCAATAGAAGAAGTAGAAAAAACACCATATTCAGTAGTAGCGTGATCTTCCGCATTAATATCATAAAATACTTGACTTCCAGTACTAGTAATGTAACTACCTTTTTTACCTTCTGCCCAAGCATATTTACTGTAATCAATTAAACCATTTGCTTCTTGATCTAAGAAACAATCAAATTGAAAGTTTAATTCTTTAGTACTAACACTACTACGATAAACTGCTTGTTGTGTAGTTCCTTTACCAGCACTAGAACTTATGTCCCCATAACGTTGATTATTCATACCAATGCTATCCCACCACTCTTGTCGAATACCTTGCATAAACTCCCACATCTGCCCCATGTACTGACTTAAACTCATATCAATACTTTTCATAGCTTGCATAGCAGCCATAGCTTTTTCGCTAGTTTCATCAAAGAATGCTAAACTAAAAGCATGAACTTGATACATCCAAGTATCAACAGTCCAACCTTTATCTTTAGGTATAAGACCTAATGGAAATAGCATCAGTTTATCTTTATTCTTAGCTAGTGTAAGTTCAAACCTATAATGAAATATATTATATAGTTCTTGGTAACTAATTCCTTTTTTAACAATACTGTCAATAATAGAAGGATCGTAACCAAAGTAAGTACCATTAAGTGGTAACTTACAAATTGAACTATTATTAATCATATTCCTTTGTACAGGAAC